CAATCGCTTGGGACACGACAACAGGCCAAGTGGCTACCTTCACCTTTGTGTCAAGCAATCGGACAATGGGAGCGCCTTCTAGCCTTGTCTCTGGTGCTTTCTACGCACTGGCTGTGATCCAGAACGCTGGCAGCAACACATTGACATGGAACAGCGTGTTCAAGTGGACTAGCGGCACTGCACCAACACTGTCCACTGCGGCGAGTGCAAAAGACTATTTTGTGTTTCGCTCTGACGGTACGAACCTGTACGAGCAAGGCCGTTCACAGGGGGTGGCATGACCTTTCCCGTACTCTCGGCTGGCACAAGCGCCTACAACCTGACCAACTCTCTGCGGTTTCGCAGCAGTGCGTCTGCGTACTTAAATCGGACACCGGGAAGTGCCGGTAACCGTACAGCTTGGACCATGAGCATGTGGGTCAAGCGTGGGGCGCTTGGCACTATGGGTCTGTTTTCAACAATTAACTCTGGGGCGGTAAACACCACTGTTGGGTTTAATGGTGATGCAATTGACTTTCTGGAGTATCAAAGCGCAACGGTTGCGCGTTTAACCACAACAGCGGTGTACCGTGATCCATCGGCTTGGTATCACTTGGTTCTTGTCTGGGATTCATCAAACGGTACATCTACGGATCGTGTTCGCATCTATGTGAACGGCACACGCATTACTGCGTTGTCCACCGCGACATACCCGTCATCTGGTTTGACTTCAACGTGGAATAACAACGTCAATTCTTCAATTGGCACATACAACAACGGCTCCCCGCCTCAGTTGTTTTTTGATGGCTACATGGATGAGGTCAACTTCATTGATGGTCAAGCCCTGACACCCAGCAGCTTTGGTTCGACCAACGCTGTCACTGGCGTGTGGCAACCTGCCAAGTACACAGGCACATACGGCACAAACGGGTTCTATTTGCCGTTCACCAACACCACCAGCACGACCACTCTGGGCAACGACTTCAGTGGCAACGGCAACAACTGGACCACGAACAACATCAGCCTGACACCGGGGGTGACCTACGATGCCATGACGGATGTGCCGACACTGACCAGTGCTACGGCTGCAAACTATGCGGTAATGAACCCGCTATCGTACAGAAGCAGTCTTTCAAATACACCACCAACAAACGGAAACCTGACTTGCACAAGCGACACCAACACTCGCTTTTTTACCGCCACTATGGCAAGCAGCGGATCATATTATTTTGAAGTAACGGCTACCAATATTGGTACTGGCAACGGTATATCAGTAAGGCTTTGGCGAAGCGGCGATTCAGAGGGGGCGATAGTCAGCGCTATGCTTTATACAAGTGCGGGCGAAGTTTTTGTAGCCGGTACGCTTTTTGCAACTGTCGCAACTTATACAACTGGTGATGTAATTGCTTTGGCCCACAACACAACGGCTGGCACAGTGGGTGTGTATAAAAACAACTCGCTGCAAACAACTGCTACGGGTGTCACGACTTCAAACCCCACATGGCCCGGTTGTGCGGTGGGTACTAATGCGGTTGCAAATTTCAACTTCGGTCAGCGCCCCTTTGCCTACACACCGCCAAGCGGCTTTGTTGCGCTGAACACGTTCAACCTGCCAGCAAGCACCATTCCGAACGGTGCGGCTTACATGGCGGCTACAACTTATTCAGGAACAAGCGCTACTCAAAACGTCTTAAACACCGTAGGGTCTACTTCCTTCCAGCCCGATTTTGTGTGGATGAAAAACAGATCAGCAGGTTTTGCCCATTATTTGAACGATTCTGTGCGTGGCGCATATCAAACTTTGTTTTCCAATTTAACCAATGCCGAATACAACGGAACCGCAACAAGCGACGGCGTAAGCACGTTTAACTCCAATGGTTTTACGCTTTTAAATGGGTCAAACTCAGATAACTTTAACAAGACAGGTTATTCGTATGTTGGCTGGAACTGGAAAGCTGGCGGCACTGCTGTAACCAACACCTCTGGCTCTATCACATCGTCTGTAAGCGCCAACACGACCAGCGGGTTTAGCGTTGCTACATTTACCATGCCAGTAAGTGGAGTAAGCACAGTGGGTCATGGTCTGGGTGTTGCGCCTAGTTTAATGATCTTAAAAGGTCGATCAATCCCGACTGGTTGGGCCGTTTATCATGTAAGTACAGGTAATGGTGGTTACACGGTATTGAACACAACCGGCGCATTTGCTACAGACGCAAACGCTTGGAATAACACAAGCCCAACCTCATCAGTGTTTACTATTGGGACGACATTTAACAACCTTGGAACTTACGTCGCCTACTGCTTTGCCCCTATCGCAGGGTTCAGCGCCTTTGGCTCTTACACAGGCAACGGCAGCACAGACGGTCCGTTTGTCTACACGGGGTTCAGACCACGGTGGTTGATGATAAAACGCACGGATACAACCAGCGATTGGTACGTTTTTGATTCGGCAAGAAATACATTTAATTCTGCAACGCAAATACTTTATCCAAACCTTTCTAACGCTGAAGTTGGGTACACCCCGCCAGCAGGCTTTGATTTACTGTCTAATGGATTTAAGTCCAGAGAGACAGCCATTAATGCCAGCGGTGGCACGTACGTTTACGCTGCCTTTGCCGAAAATCCATTTCGCAACTCTCTCGCACGTTAAGGACCAACCATGTTTGCAATTGTTCAAAACGACACTATTGTCCAGCTTGTGCCAGAGGGCACAGCCTTTGAGTTAGGCGGGGTTCAGTACCCTGCCAACTGGTGCAACCTGTCCACCCCTGAGGACAAGGCTGCTATCGGCATGGTCGATGTGATTTACGGCACATCGCCGTCAGACACCTACTACTGGGTGACGCAAGATGCGCCAGTGCTGGTTGACGGTCAGGTGCTGGTGAACTACACCTCGACCCCCAAGGACTTGGACCAGACCAAAGCCACCTGCAAGTCGCAGATCAACAACACAGCCTACACGCTGCTGTTCCCGACAGACTGGATGGTGGTCAAGGCCACAGAAACCAGCACCCCGATGGACCCTGCATGGAACACATGGAGACAAAGCGTGAGGACCAGAGCAGACATTTTCCGGGCAGAGGTAGAAACCGCCCCGAGTATGGCCGAAGTTGAGTTCGTAATGAACAACATGGCATGGCCCCACGATCCCAATTACATTGAACCCGTACAGTCAACAGAGGTGCAACCATGAAACGCATTGCCTTAACACTGTGCGCTCTGTCCCTGACAGGATGCGCTACTGGACAATATGAAGCCTACGCAGCGGCACACAAAGCCCAAGCAGCGGCTCAGACAGCCCGTTATCAGGCTCTGGCAGACATTGCCAAGCAAGGTGACACCACTGCCAAGGTTGCTGCTGTTATCAGCCTGAACGCTGGCAACACACCTCAGTCCTCACACATTGCACAGCCCAAGTCTTGGGCTGACTATGCCTTGCAGTGGACAGGTTTGTTGCTGCCTACTGTTGGTCAGATTTATACGATCAACAAGCAGACCACCTTGGGTATGCGTCAGTCTGACAACGCTACTGCTGTGGCTGTCAGCACCAATAACGCCTTTGTCGGTATGGCAGGAAAGATTCAAGCGCCAGCAGCCAACGTCACAACGATTGGTGGCAATGGTGTGATCGGTGCAGGGTCTTACACGATTGGAGCAAACAGTGGGACAAACTCTGGCAACAGTGGTCGCATTGCTGGTGGCGACATTACTGACAATACGGCTGTTCCAACTGTGGTGACCAACACCAACACGACTACGACAACGACAACCCCCGCAACGCCTTAAGGTAGTGAAGTATGGCTACGATTGACGCAACAGACGCACGTTTGTCAACCCATGAGGCTGTGTGCGCCCAACGGTACGAGAAGATCAATCATTCTTTGGACGTTGGCGAAAAGCGCATGACCAAGATTGAGTATCTGCTTTATGCGGTGATCGCAGCCGTACTGCTTGGACCCGGTGTTGCTGCCGAGTTTGTCAAAAAGTTGTTTGGGCTGTAACCATGAGGGAATGGGCTGAAGCATTTATTGCAGCAGTCCTTGTAGTGGCATTGACCGTTTGGTGTGCTTACATCGTGATCCAGTTGTTAAGGAATCTGTAATGCTTGCCGAACTTGCTGCTGCCAACGCAGCCTTCAATGTCATAAAAGCGGCTCTTGCAAATGGCAAAGAGTTGTCTTCCCTTGGTGGTCGAGTCTTTGATTACTTTGACAACAAGGCCAAGATACAAGAAAAAGCCACCAAGAAAGTTGCTGGTGGTGCGGAGCGTAGCGACATGGAAGAATTCATGGCGCTGGAACAACTCAAGCAGCAGGAAGAACACTTGCGCGAAAGCATGGTCTACGCTGGCAGACCGGGCATGTGGGACGATTGGGTAAAGTTCCAAGCAGCAGCGGCTAGACGCAGACGCGAGGCACAGGAAGCTGCCAAACGTGCTGCCATCATCAGGAAGAACAAGCGTGAGCAACTGGCTGAGTACATCGCCTTAAGCATTGCCACTGTCATCCTTGCTGCGTTGCTGATCTACGGGGCATACATCTACATGATGTATATACGAAAATGACGGACAAGCCTGAAACCATCGTTGACAAGGTGCTGTCGTATGTAGACAGTCCCTTCAAACTTTTCGCTGTCATCTTGATGGGCGTGGTTGCTTTTGCTGGTTACTTCCTGTGGCAGAACCAAGAGTTTATGCGTGACGCATACAAGGAAAGCAAGAAGCTGCCAGAGATCAACACCAGCCGTGCTGACGAGGCAAGCGCCATGCTGTTCAAACAAACGGGCGCTGCTGCTGTTGCCATCTTTAAGGTCAACCCGCTGTTCAATTCTCGGGTGGTCTACAAGGCATACACAAAAGATGGCAGGGACAAGAGCATTGATGACATTGACGTTGGTTTGTTTACTCACAGCACACCCAACAATAACGATGTGGTCAAGTTGATGACCAACCAGATTCCTTGCGGGGAGTACCGCTACGCTCAATCTGAAGTGGGCTTGTGGTACATCGAAAAAGGGGTAGGGTATACCTGCCGGGTAAGCGTCCCACCAGACAGCCCGAGGTTTGTTGGTCAGGTCACGGTGGGTTGGCCTCAAGAGCCAGAGAACTTAGAGCAGATCAAATTCATGCTGGAGATCGCCAGCGCCATGTTAACCAAAAGGGGCAATTGATGTTTCCACTCGCAGCACTTCTTGATGTCGGCGGCAAGCTGATTGACAAACTTATTCCTGACCCAGAGGCCAAAGCCAAAGCACAACTTGACCTAGCAAAGATGGCTCAAGACGGTGAGTTGGCAAAGATGGCAAATGACACCAAGTTGTTTGAGGTCGAGCAAAACAACCTCACAGACCGCTTAAAAGCAGATATGGGGTCTGACTCTTGGCTATCCAAGAATATCCGCCCTATGACCCTCCTATTGATTCTGGGAGGCTATTTCACATTCGCCATGATGTCGGCATTTGATTACGACACCAACAAGTCGTACGTTGAGTTGCTTGGGCAGTGGGGAATGCTAGTGATGTCCTTCTACTTTGGTGGCAGGACACTTGAAAAGATCATGGACATGAAGGCTAACAAAGACAAGGATGCAAAGTGATTACTGCTGAACAACTCAAAGAACTGAAAATCAGTGAAGATTGGCTTGAGCCTTTGAACGAGGCAATGAGCCGCTATGACATCAACACGCCTTTGCGGATGGCTGCTTTTATTGGTCAATGCGCCCATGAATCAGGCAACTTTAAGACGCTCCAAGAGAACCTGAATTACTCAGCGGAAGCCTTGTGCCGGGTCTGGCCTAGCCGATTCCCGAATCTTGAGGCAGCACAGCCGTATCACCGCAATCCCGACAAGATCGCAAACAAGGTATACGGTGGTCGAATGGGGAATGGAACCGAAGAAACCGAGGAAGGCAGTCTGTACAAAGGCCGTGGCCTCATCCAGTTGACTGGCAAGGACAATTACACTTTGTGTGGTGATGCTTTGCGTGAGGACTTCATTCATTCGCCTGATCTCCTTTTGTCGCCAAAATATGCAGCACTGAGCGCGGCATGGTTTTGGAATAAGCGCGGCTTGAACAAAGAAGCCGATGCGAAAGATTACACCGCCATGACCAAGAAGATCAATGGCGGCGTGATCGGTTTAGATGACCGTATCAAGCACATCAATCACGCACTTGAAGTCTTGTCTTGATATTCCAACTCCAGCAGCAGTTCTAGGTAATGAATGGCTTTTCGGATGTCAGCAGCGCCATTCTGATGCTTTGCTAAATATTCGATTAGCTTTGCAAGCCTAGTTTGATTGTCATTCACATGACCAAGTGATGCATTGCAATTAAAGCAAAGAACGCCTCTAACTTTGTCGGTCTTGTGACAATGATCTATGTGTCGATCTCTAGGGTCGCTAAATTCTTTTTCACAAACAAAGCAATTTGTTTCATTTGCTAGTTTTTCGGCCACATCTTTTGTGACTTTGTAAATTGTTGCAATCCTAGAAATCCTATTTTTATGTTGATTCTTAGGAAGGCTATTATTTTGCTTATCTCTTTTTGCCTGACATTCTTTGCATAGCCGATGCTGCTTTCTACGTGGATTTATTTTGCACTCAAAACACGTAGCGGAGCAAGAAAGGCAAAGCCTTGCGCCTCTTGAGACTCCCTGTTCTTTTGGGTTTCCACAAGAAATGCATGGCTTGCCAACTCTTTTTAACCTTGCTCTTTCTGCAAAACAATCTTTGCATTGAGACTGTTTTCCATCAAGCAAGCCGGGATGGTCTGAGAAATCAAACAATGACTTGTCACTTTTGCACCTTGTGCAGCACTTGCTCATTAGTTTGACCATACTCAAGCTCCAAAAGCAATTCAAGATAATGAATTGCCTTAAGTATATCATCTTTCCCTGCTTTGGATTTGTGACGGGTGACGTATTTCACTACGTTGCCCTCACAGAACCCTAGATTGTTTGCGTGTATATAGACAATTGGCTGAATGCCTTTGTCTTTGTAGTGAGTGCCCGATACCTGCTTGTCAAGAGCAGATGTTGTTAGGTCAAAAATCATTACGACTCCTTGACGAACTGCCCATCTTTGTTCATGTAGCCCTTGCGCGGCTCAATGACTTTGTAGGCGTTATAGAAGCATTGACGCACATCCAAGTCTGTCAACACGCCTACGTTAACCAGTGTGACCATAACATCACCAATGGCATCAGCAATCTCTGCCTTGTCATCTTTGGCAACAGCAATCAACAACTCACAGGCTTCTTCTACTGTCTTGCTGGCTTGACCTAGTGCTGTGCCGTTTTCGTAGATGCCACGGGCTTTTGCCCATTCCATTACGGCAAACTCAGTGCTGCTGAACGATTGTGTTTCTTTCATATCATTTCTTTAAATAAGTTGGCCTACTCGCTGCACTGCAACCTTCATGGCTATGAGCCATGCGTCACCACAGCATCCGCTTTCGGCCAAAAATCAGTCAGTGCCGCCAACTTCCATTGGCTCTTGCTGCTCTTGCATTTGCGGAGCAGCTTCAGCTTGAATGCCAGCGATGATTTGATGAACTTCTTGGAATGGGCGTGTACCCAAATACTGAAGAACGACATTGACCAGATCGGTCGAGAGTGCGAGATGTTTAGGCATAAATTTTCTCCAAGTTAAAAAGGAATGTCATCATCCATGTCAGCAAACCCTGACGGTGGATTTGACTGTGGTTTGGCTTGTTGTGGCGCTGCTTCCTTGCGACCTCCTTGCAAAGAAACATCGTTGACACGAACGTCAGTGCTTATCTTCTCAACACCATTTTTGTCCGTGTATTTGCGCTGGCTGACGCTGCCTGTAATGGTCACAGATTGACCTTTGACAAGATACTGTGCCAGTGATTCAGCACGTTTGCCAAACAACTGGCAATTCCACCAGATAGCGTCCTTGTCTTTGCCTTGACTATCGGCAATGGAAAAGTTTGCTACGGGGTCGCCATTTGGCAAGAACCGTACTTCAGCGTCACGACCAAGTTGACCAGCGACTGTCAGGTTATTCATAGATTTCCTTCATGCTCTTTCGAGATTTGTTTGATGATTTGTTCATAGAACTTGTTTGCCTCCTCTACCTTCATTTTTATTTTGTCTTCAAGCGCCTTGTCACGCTTGTAAAGAACTCTTGTGACCCGAAGCTCGGGTGTGATGTGGTCAACATTATGAATGGCTGGATTCTCGTAACCGATCAAGTGTTCAGGCGTAGACACCAAACAGTAGTCAATCTCAAACTCATCCATGTCCCACAGCATCATGTAGGCGCGACCTTGCCATTCATACGTCTTGTCTTCACCTTGCGATGCCAGCACAGGAAATGTAGACAGCGACCAAGATGACTTGATGTCGTGGATTCTGTTGTTGCCAACAATGTCGCATTCGCCAGTGATCCAATCATTGGTCTTGCGTTCAGTGTTTTTGACAAAGGTTGTGAACAGCACAGAGTTGAGCAGTTCAATGGACTGATCTTCCACCTCAAGACCCTTGGTCATGTACTTTGAGGTGATGATTTCGTCATAGCCGTAGATGAACTCCTTGGCTTGTTTGATGATGGCTGTCTTGGCTCCAACAGACAAAGTTTCGTCTTTGCCTTTTGGGTCAGTCATAATTTCCGCAAGGGATGACGCTCTAAATTTAAGCATTTGCCAAAGCCTGTAACAAAGCAGCTTCTTGTTCTGCTGTCAAAGTAAAGGTGTCACGCAGTTGCTCAACCGTGTATTCCTTTGCAATGATTTTCTGCACTGCGTTATCAAACCGGCTGTTTGTCAGTGTCGGCTTTTTATCCTTGGGTGGCTCAGATGCTCGTTTGCCATCATCGTCTTCAGGTGCAAGACCACAAGATGCCATGAGCGAATAGCGCCGTGCGTAGGTCAAAGCAGAACCAAAGCTCTGTGCGTCTTTTTTACTGGAAGGAACATGCAGCTTGCCGCCTGATATTTGCTCACCAGACTCATGCAAAAAGATTGTCTCAACAGTTACGCCATCAGTTTCTACATGAGTTTGCTGCATAACAGCAATGTTGTGTTTGTGGAAGGCATCAATCACAGCGTCAAAGCAAGCGCCAAGATCGGCATACTTGTTCTGATGGCTCTTAGCGTTTTTGATGGCAGGGCCAAATGCTTGTTGCGCCTTAACAAAGGCGGAGGAAACGTGTTTCATTGCACTCTCGTAATTGGTTGAGCCAGAAGCCAGTTTGTACCAAGCCGATGAACAGATCGCGCCCATTTGCGTTGGTAGCTGCGAATCACAGCAGGGGGTGCATCATAAGTCTGAAACAGTCGCCGTGCGTGGCGAAGAAGTGTGATGTTCATGTGAACTCCTGTCTTGTTGAATTAAATGCTTTTCAATGTTTGCTTGCATTTCTCAAACCATTGCTGGTCGTAGCCGCCATTGAAATCAACCGCGCCGGTTAAGAACCAAAAAGCAGCAGCAATTTCATCTGTGCCAAATTCGTGAGTGCGTTTGCCAAACTGGTAGCCGCACCAATTGCCAAAAATGTTTTGCTTAATTTTGCGCTTCATGTTGCTCTCCTATCTTGTTGAGCCTCCACTGTAATCCAGCCAACAAGGAAAAATAACTAGGACAAACCCCTATATACAAGCAGGTCAACGATGATAATCTTTGCCGGATGAAAACACCAGATCAACACGAACTTGATGCCGCTTGGGAGCTTTGCATAGACGCACTGCAATCCATTCGGAAATACACCCTTGACCCCGGTGACTTTGATGCAGCATCAATTGGGGTGCTGTGCAAAGCCATTGAATTACTCGCAAAGAAAGAAGTTGAAATATGCTACAAGAAAAACAGTTCTATCTGAAATGCCTTGCCGAAGGACCAGTAAGCCACCGAAAGATTGCCAATAGGATGTCTGTCAAATTCCAAACATCTCCTGCCGCAGTCAAAAATTCCTTGCTGAATCAGGGACTGATTGAACTGCATGAAAAAAAGCGCAAAGGTCAGACCAACAAATACAACCACTACTACAAGCTGACAGACAAAAAGCTGATGCAAGTTGACGAAATCAAAAGCGAAGTCACAGTAAGCGACACATGGGAAGACGGTACGCCCAAGTCCAAGGGCAACGCTTTTGACCTGACGTTGATTAAGAAAAGCATGTTTGACAACCGCGAGGTGGCACGGATGACCCAGAAGTACCACCAGAACAAGCCCATCAGCATTTACAGCCGCGCCTGATTGGTGGTATAGTTTTATGAAACCCGGCTAGATACGAAGTCATGAGCGTGTCGAAAAGTGAGCCTTCCCACCTGCCGTGCGTTTCTTCAGTGAAGGACAGTGAATGGAAATATCATGCTTTTACAGCCAAAGAATTGGGCCGTCTTTCAACACTACAAAGACCGTTGCCCACCGTGGATCAAACTCCATCGTGACCTCCTCAATGACCGTGTTTTTATGTGCTTGCCACTTGCTAGCAAGGCGCTTGCACCTTTGCTATGGTTGCTAGCATCTGAGTCCAAAGATGGCATTTTTGATGGCTCACTGGATGAGCTAGTGTTTCGGCTCCACATCACACCCAAGGACTATCAAGATGGCGTTAAGCCGTTGATTGATAAAGGTTTTTTTGTTGTTGCAAGCGGAGTGCTAGCAGAGAGCTATCAAGTTGCTATCCCAGAGACAGAGAGAGAGACAGAGACAAAGACAGAGACAAAGGCAAAGAAAGAGACAGCTATCGCTGTTTGTCCTTCAAATGTTGAAGAACAGGTTTGGTCTGATTACCTTGCCTTACGCAAAGCCAAGAAAGCCCCAATGACCGTTACCGCATTGGCTGGCCTCAAGCGCGAAGCTGAGAAGGCCAATTGGTCGCTAAACAGGGCGCTTGATGAGTGTGTTTCAAGAGGCTGGACGGGGTTTAAGGCTGAATGGGTTGCCACCAAGCCTACCTTTGCCCAACAAGCAGCAGACATTGCTCGAACAACAGTTCCTGCCCAACACTCTGGCCCTGATCCTGTTCTGCTAAAAATTGAGGCAGATCGCCAAAAGGCTGCACCCATGCCAGACCATATCCGTCAACAAATCAATTCTGTACTGAGGAAAGTATGACTCGCACCTACGCACTTAAACGCCTGTTAGAACACGGCGAACTGTCCAGCAAGGAAATCGAAGAGATCACCTTCTGGACAACAAAGCAAGTCTGGGCAACCCTCCAGCGTCTGCAAAAGACCGAGGTTGTTCGCAAGTACCCAAAGATGAAGTGGGGCTTGATTTCACTTAACCCATTGCCGTACTAAGGGTAAATACCGTGGCTTACAGCAGAAAAGAAGTGTCCAATTCTGGTGACAGATACATGATTGAGCTTGGCGAAGCGAGGGTGCTTTACCGCACATACGAGTCAACAGGCCAAAAGGTTCTGACACCCGTTCGCATGGAATGGCTTGAGAAACGTTACGGTACAGGCGCTGTTGCCCGTATCCGTGCGTTGATGCAGAAACTACAGACAGGAGAACTTGAGTAATGTGGCCCTTCCCTCCACCATCAGGTCCAACACCTTGGACGCAAAAGCAAATCCGTGAGTACGCCAAGCAGCAACGTGACCAAGCAGGAGATGCGCCGCTATGACTCCTTTGATAAAAAAAATGGTCAAGATGGTTTCAGTTGCTAATCTTGACCCTACGCAAATGCAATGGTTTGACGTAACGGGCGCAATCAAAGAATATATTGGCTATGACCAACGTATATATTTGTTGCATCCAGCACCTTACAAAAACATGATGCTTTGTGGCTCAACAGAACAAGGTGACTTTATTTTGTCAGTTCTTGCAGAAAAAGAAGCCACAATTGTTACGGGTTGGATTATGAAGCCAACTGGATATAAAGCCCTTGGTTCATTTTTGTTTGCTGAACATGAAGGAGAACCTAAAGTTGGCGAAGTTGATGGGCCAATAGACCCGCAAGATC